AATGGCTCAAGAACAAGTCGAATTAGAATTTAGAGAAGAATTACAACAAATGCAGCAGCATCAAATGGGCATGCAACAAAACCCACAAATGCAAGCTGCAGCACAATCTCCTCAAATGCAACAGATTCATGCACAGATGCAACAGACACAACAAAAGATTGATGCAAGAAAAGCAGTCTTGATTGCAGAAATGATGGAAGACTTTATGAAGGAAGAGAAGAAAATTACTTCTCAGTTTGATAATGATCCAATTGCTAAACTAAGATCAAGAGAACTTGACATTAGAGCCATGGACAATGAAGCGAAAAGAAATGAAGCTCAAGAGAGATTAAATCTTGAAAATATGAAGGCGATGATGAATCAAGAAACTCAAGAGACGAAAATCGACCAGAACGAAGAACTGGCTGAACTGAGAGCCGATACATCCATTGAGAAACAAGAAATGGCAAATGCCAATAGACTTAAACTCGCTGGCATGAAACCCAAAACAAATGGAAAGGGTAAATAATGGCTTGGTTTGGATTAGCTAAAATAGCTTTACAAGCGGGAGGCAAAATTTATGCCAACCGTCAAAGAACGAAGATGGCAATGTCTGATGCACAGTTAATGCATGCACAGAAGATGGCCAGTGGTGAGGAAACTTACCAAGGCAAATTGCTAGAAGCGCGGCAAAACGATTACAAGGACGAAATCGTTCTTTGCATTTTGACACTTCCAATAATAATTTTGGCATGGGGAGTCTGGACAGACGATCCGGCGGCCATGGACAAGATAAAAATCTTTTTTGATCATTTTTCGGCATTACCGAAATGGTTCACCAATTTATGGATCCTTGTATGCGCCAGCATATTTGGTATAAAGGGAACACAAATATTTAGAGGAGGAAAAAAATAATGGTAGGATTATTCGTAAGAGCAGGTCTAAGTGCAATTAAAGCGGTCAAACCTTTAAAAAAAATAATAGGCAGTAAAACTGTTGAACAGATTAAAGCCGCTGCAGCGAAAGCAAAATTAGACGCAGCTAAATTCAATTTAAAAGAAACATTTAAAAAATCAGACGAAGTTTTAAAAAAATTTAAAACAACAGTAAAAAAACAAAAGAAAATATTGGACGATTAATGGTAAACCCTAGGTGGCGACCTGAAATCGCAAATTCAAGAGTACCTTTAAAAGGTCCTTCTAACATTACAAAAGCAGTTAAACCCACACTTCCTCCAGCTGAAGAGTACATTGGATCATATATTGAAGGTGATCTGGGTGGTGTTAAAGTATCAAATAAGAGTCTTAAGAACTATTATAAAGGATTAGTTTAGTGGACCCCTTAGTCATTGTTGCTAAATTACAAAAAGTTCTACAAGATAATCTTCAAAGAGTTGGTGACTCCATGATCAGTGGAGCTGTTGACAATATGGAGAAATATCAGTATATGTTAGGACAAGCTCGTGCATATCAGTACACGCTACAGGAAATCTCTAACCTGCTTAAACAGAAGGAGCAAAAAGATGAACAAGGAAACGTTATCGACATCGGACAAGGAAGTCCCAAAGCATAACAATGCTTTGGAAGAAAAATACAAACACCAAGAAAAAGAACCATTAAATCCCGACAACATCAAAGAACAAAGATCCCTGCTCCCTGATCCCAGCGGCTGGAGACTTTTAGTCTTACCCTTTACCCCAAAGGAGAAAACTAAAGGTGGAATTTTAATCGCACAAGAATCTCTAGACAAATTACGTGTGGGGACGAATTGTGGTTATGTACTCAAGATGGGTCCGTTGGCCTATCATGATCGAGAAAAGTTTCCAACGGGACCGTGGTGCAAACAAGGACAGTGGGTGATATTTGCACGCTACGCAGGATCAAGACTACCCATCGAAGGTGGAGAAGTTCGTATATTAAATGACGACGAAGTTTTAGGAACCATACAAAATCCTGAAGCGGTACTTCACCATAATTAATCATAGGAGGAACTATGCCAGACACAGAAGAAAAAACAGTAGATATTGATACAACCGGCCCAGGTGCTGAAGTTAGTATTGAAGAAGAAAAAAAAGAAGACCTTGTCGAGCCGGTTGAACCCGTTGTCGAGAAGGAAGAAGAAAAAGTAGAAGAGAAAAAAGAAGAAGTCAAAGAAGAACCAGGGAGCACGGACCAGGAAACAAAAGAAGAAAAACCGAAACAAGAATTAGAAGAATATAGTGAAGGTGTTCAGAAAAGAATTTCTAAGCTAACTAAAAAGTGGAGAGAAGCGGAAAGACAAAAAGAAGCCGCAGTTGAATTCGCTCGAGGTGGCCAAGCAGAACTTACTGAACTTCGGAATAGACTTACTAAACTTGAACCGAATTATGTCAAAGCCATTGAGAACAGAGTTACCTCTGGTCTTGAAGCAGCTAAAGCAAAACTAACAACAGCAAGAGAAGCTGGAGATATCAACTCAGAAGTTGATGCTCAAAGAGATATTGCTAAGCTAACGGTTGAAGAAACAAGATTGAATGCTTTAAAAGAACGTCAATCGCAAGACAAAGAACGAACTGTAAAAACACCTACTTTAGATCAAAGTTTGCAGGGGCAAACACCTCCACCAGATCCTAGAGCTGAAGACTGGGCGTCAAAAAATGATTGGTTTGGTAAAGATAATGCCATGACCTATACGGCTTTTGACTTACATAAGAAACTAACCGAGCAAGAAGGGTTTGACCCTAATTCTCCCGAATACTATGCGGAAATAGATAAAAGAATAAGAGTTGACTTCCCACATAAATTCGGTAATACTACGTCTCAGGAATCGACTAACCGAACACAAATAGTAGCTTCAGCGAAGCGAAGTGTTCACCCAGGTCGCAAAACTGTGAGACTCACATCCTCTCAGGTAGCAATCGCCAAAAAATTAGGTGTGCCACTAGAAGAATATGCGAAACAATTAAAAATCACGAAGGAGGCATAAGCATATGCAAAATGACGACAAATTAAAAACTTCCCGTGCGAGCCAGACTAGAGATAAAACATCTCAGAAAAAAGTTTGGACTCCACCATCATCTTTAGATGCACCCCCTGCACCAGACGGGTATCATCACAGATGGATAAGAGCCGAAACTATGGGCTTTGATGATTCAAAGAACATGGCCGGTAGACTAAGATCAGGATACGAACTCGTAAGAGGAGATGCGTATCAAGGATCTGAATATCCAGTGATATCAGAAGGTAAATACAAAGGGGTAATCGGAGTTGGTGGCCTTTTGCTTGCAAAGGTACCGATAGAGGTTGTTAAATCGCGCGAAGCATACTTTGATAGTATGACTCAAGACGCAAATGACGCGATTGAAAATGACCTTATGAAGGAGCAACACCCAGGAATGCCAATCAACGCTGAGAGGCAGTCCCGTGTAACCTTCGGTGGAACAAAGAAAAACTAATTTATTAGCGATTCCTAATCCAACGAATTAAATTAACCGCTTACAGAATTTCTGTGAGCAATGGAGAAAAATACTATGGCAAATCAAGACGCAGCTTTTGGTTTCAGACCTACAAGATCACTTGTGGGTGGACAAATCAGAACTGAAGAATATGCAATAGCAGCTAACTACAATACAGCAATTTATACTGGACAAGTAGTTGAAGCAGTTGCAGCCGGTGGTATCGAAGCAGCAGCAGCTGGAGACACCCAACAATTAGGTGTTTTCGGAGGCGTGTTTTATACTGATCCGACAACAAGTAAACCCACATGGAAAGCTTACTATGCAGCAAGCACTAACGCTTCTGACCTGAAAGCTTCCGTATATGCAGACCCCCAGCTCGTGTTCGAAGCACAACACGATGCTACTGGAACAGCAGCGATGAATAACTCAGGCTTTGACTTTGTAGGAGTAGCAGGATCTACAATTAATGGTCAATCTACATCTGAGATAGACACGTCAACTTCCACTACAACTGGCGGTTTAAAACAAATCGGTATATCTAAAGACCCCGACAATAGTGACACAGCATCAGCAAATGCTAACGCTTACGTTGTCTTTAATACTGGTGAGCATGTATTTAAACTAACAACAGCCGTATAATAGGAGATATATAATCATGGCAATATCACGATCACAACTAGTTAAAGAACTAGAGCCAGGTTTGAATGCACTATTCGGCTTGGAGTACAAAAACTACGCTAACGAACATGCAGAAATTTTCAGTTCAGAAAATTCAGACAGAGCTTTTGAAGAAGAAGTTATGTTATCTGGATTTGGAAATGCTTCTGTAAAACCTGAAGGTTCAAGTGTCAACTACGACGCGGCACAAGAAACTTTCACGGCTCGTTACACGCATGAAACGCTTGCTTTAGCGTTTTCAATCACTGAAGAAGCGATTGAAGATAACTTGTATGACAGACTTGCGTCTAGATATACAAAAGCATTAGCTAGATCTATGGCTAATTCTAAACAAGTTAAAGCAGCAAATGTTCTTAACAGAGCGTTTAACAGTTCATACACTGGCGGAGATGGTTTAGAACTTTGTTCAACTGCACACGTAATTGTGTCTGGTACAGAACAAAATGAACTATCAACTGCTGCAGACCTTAACGAAACATCTTTAGAGCAAGCAATGATTGACATTGCAGCACTAACTGATGAACGTGGTCTGAAAATTGCGGCTAAAGGAATGAAAATGATTGTTCCTTCTGCTTTGCAATTTACTGCTGAAAGATTGATGAAATCTGTAGGTAGAGTGGGAACAGCTGATAACGATATCAATGCAGTCAAAAACATGGGGATGATTCCTCAAGGTTATGTAGTAAATCACTACTTAACTGACACTGATGCATTCTTTATCAAAACAGATGTACCTAATGGACTTAAACACTTCACAAGAGCACCAATCAAAACTGCTATGGAAGGCGATTTTGAAACTGGTAACGTGAGATACAAAGCTCGAGAAAGATACAGCTTCGGCTGGTCTGACTGGAGAGGTATCTTCGGATCACCAGGTGCGTAATAAGTAAATAAGTAAATTAATGAGGCGGCCTTAAAACCGCCTCATTTCACAAATAAAGTAAGAAATACACTATGAAAAACTTCCGAGTACAAATCCGCTACCATGGGCATTATGCAGACTTCATCATTACAGCTGAAGATAATGCTAAAAGTATAGAGCAATCTATCCTTGACAAAATAGGAAAAAATGAGGTATTGTTCGAGTCTGATGGATTTACCAATAAAAAAGGTAAATGGATAACTTATGAGGAAGTTATAAATGACACAAGAACTATACAAACAAAAGAAGTCCTTGGAGTTAAGTTGGGAACAAGAGTATAACGAATCAGGTAGATATACTATTAATATGGTCGAAATTGATGAAAAAATTAAAAGTACCATCACTCAGATCAAATTAGCAGAATCCCACG